GCTCCCGTAGCTGCTGACAACGCACACGCTGCTCGAGTTGTTGTAGTGGCGCGAGCGTTCCCATGGATAACCGTAACTGCTCGTGGATGTATCTCCTAAATACATGACACGCGTAGCATTGCTAGTATAATAACTATACGCAAAGTTCTTGCCTTGGGTACATTCTGCTTTACTAGTAGAGCTATTAGCAACAGATAATGGAGAATAAGAATCAAGACCAAATTCTCTTTCTGAAAGCAAGAATACTGTTTCATCATTATGAGTTACATCGCCATTACGAGACCTATCTGTAGATGGGCAAGTACCCTTACTTACAGTCTTAATAGCCGCTTTACCTGGGAAAGCATTATAGTAATTCTGACATAGACTTCTAGCGGTAGAGCCAATCCAAACTGCGTTACTACCGAAAGAGGTATATTGGGATAAGCAGTTCTTAGTCTGGAACGTAACTGTATTATTAGCATCTTGATCTACGCCGATAACTCTAATTAAGTGAGTAGTAGTACCTAAAACTGCGCTCGAAAGCGTGACAGATTTAGTTGTGCCAAGAATAGCACCGCCATTACTAGTTTTAATAGAGGCACCAGTATGAGAAGCAAGATAGTTCTTTAATCCGGCAAACCATGCTGCATCAACAGTGCCACCATCAGCGCCCCAAGACCAATATTCTGCACTAACAGTAATTGTCTTATTAGAAGGCGCAGTATAGTTAGTGCCAGCAGCGACTTTAATCGTAATAGTAGTAGCAGAAACTGGAGTGGATCCATTACCTTTAATAGTAAGCGTATTACCATTAAGAGATAAGGTCAAACCAGAAATACTAGTAGGACTATAACTAATAGCGCCATCACCTGTGCGAGTAATAGTAACAGCTACGCCGGAACTATAGTTATTACCATTAATAGCCACTGTTGTTGGGTTTACACTCAAACTACCTGTTGCTTTATTGATTGTCCAGTTGACATTGATTGCGGTGGTCGTTCCGTCCGTCCAGCGATAATTGCTTCCTGGTGTAAAGGTAGCAATATAAGTGCCAGCATTAGTTGCAGATGTTGTACCACCGATAGTCATGTAGCTAGTGTTGTAGTTATTCCAATAACTGGCGCTACTAACCGATTGCGCGCTTCCAGTATATGTAAGATTACTCTTCCACGTAGGTTTAGTTACAGACTTACGATTGACCGTGACATTAAAAGTTGCAGTTTGAGTAACTCCATTTTCTGTGTAGCTAACTGTAACTACTTGATTTCCAATAGTTGAAAAAGTTGTTGGAGAACAAGAGTAATCAGTTACAGTTTTAGTTTGAGAATCAGAATAACTAGCTGTCACTACCATACCCGCGATAGCAAGAGTATCTCCATACTCATAAGTCAACTTATTGGGTTTAGCAGTCACAGTAATCGCGGAGAGCCTATGCGTGACTGTGACTGCTAGAGTCGTAGTGCAAGTTTCTCCGCCCTCAGAGTAAGTGATGGTTACGGAAGTAGTACCATCAGTTAAGACGCTAGGGGATACAGAATATCCACTAACTTCTGCGGTTGCTAGAACCGCTTGCCCAGTACCATAAGATGCGGTAACGACCATACCGGTGCTATTGAAGCTGTCGCCCGCAAGATAGCTGGTCTTAGTAGGCTTAGTGGTGACTTCGATCTTCATAAGAACAATGCCGCTTCCTCCACCTTTTCCGCCTTGCTCAGCTAAAATACACTTAGGCAAGATTATAACCTCCTTCGTATCTAGCTCTTTTAAAAATGCCAAAAGATTTTCCGAGAAAAAGTACACTTTTTTATGGGAAAAATACTCCCAGAAACTAGATAATAAAAAATTGGGAAAAAGGTATAGAAACCCTTTTCCCTTCAAGTAGGTATCTTACCTTTTCAGATATACATAAAAAACAAGCTAAGAAAATTATTTATGATTGACCAAAGCCCAGTTAAGTGTACTTTTTAGAAGATGAAAGGAGAATTAAAGTGAGTATAAAATGTATTTTACAAGGCCAATAGACTAGCTCATTTCTAGCTTTTACTATTCCTAAAGGTCGAATGCGCGGCGATATAGATGGCGATGGTAAAATTACGGAGAATGATAGAAATCGAATAAGCGAACACTTAGGTGGTACTATAACACTAACGGGTGCTGATTCATGGTGTGCAAAGGTTACTGGTAATAATGAAATTTCCGTATCAGACCTCGTACAGTTGGTGCAATACCTTGAGGGAAAAACCAATAATCTTACTGGTATTCCTACGTTTGCTGACTACTACAATAACTGGACTTATCACAAGGTAGACGACCTTACTGGTTACTGGACGGCAGAAGTTGTAATCAATGGATTAAAAACAACAAGTGATGCAATAGTAAATATTAGCAATGACGAAGGTATCTTTTATAAGAGTGAATTAAGCGATGGCGCTATTAGCTTCTACGCTACTCGTCCTCCAATTGCAGAAGTTCCTGCTACTATTACTTTTAAACCTGGCACTGGCGTAATAACAACTTCCTATGAATCTGCTAAATTTCATGCGGCTACACATAGTAAGGATGGAGCAGATCCTATTATACCAGAATCTATTGGAGCGCTTTCTCTTTCTGGTGGAACAATGACTGGTTCTTTAATCCTAAAGGATAATCCTGCGAAAGATTTAGAAGCTGCAACTAAGCAATATGTAGATAATCATACTTCTGATACAGTACTTTATACGCCGCAGACGCTCAGTGACGACCAGAAAACCCAGGCCCGGACGAATATCAATGTTGCCCCAGATGGGTTTGGGTTGGGAAACATAGGTAAACTACTTACCCCGGAAGATAATCTTGATGAGGTAAAAACGAACGGGTGGTATCGTTGGGACCATAAGGCACCGCCTCAAGGGACATTGCCCTCCGTAATCGGTCAACCTATGGATGCCACTTTGATCAGAGTTTGGGGCAATGGTGCCGTATGCTATCAAGAATCCATAAATATAACTGACGAAACTGGTCATGGATGCCTTTGCGCAAGAACTATTTACGCCTCTATCATTTACCCATGGGAATGGGTTAACCCTCTTATGCAGATTGGCGTGGAATACCGCACCACGGAGCGGTTCTGGGGAAAACCGGTATATTATAAAATCGTTGATTGTGGAAAGATCGCGGACAATAAACAAGTGGAGCACGGAATTGTGAATATGCGGGATTGCATATCTTTCCAAGGATTGCGTGGCGGTATGCCAATGCCCAGCATTTCCAACAATAATTTGTCGGACCCATGGAGCTTCTACGTTGCTGATGTTAGTCGTACAAAAATCACACTTACGTGCGGCACAAGTGCGGTAGGAGGCAACTGCCACGTAATGCTCAAATACATCAAAACCACGGACTAAGGAGGAAGGACCATGAAACTCATCAAATATCAACTTTGCACGGAGATTAACCACGGCACAGAGGATGAGCCGCAGATTGAGCAATCTCTCGCAGCAGTTACTCTCGGATGGTCAGAGGCCAATGAAGAATTGGCGAAAAAAGAAGCTTATAACGGTGAATACACCATTGAAGAAGAACCAGATACTCGACCTTTTGAAATTATTCAACAAGAAAAAATTACTAACTTATCTAATACTTGTAATCAAGCAATTATCGCAGGTATGGATGTTGAAACAACTGAAGGAACGGAGCGCTTTAGTCTTGAAGAAACTGATCAAATCAATCTATCAACTGCAGTTTCAGCAATAGAACAAGGAGCTAAGGGGTACCCCTATCATGCAGATAAAAAGTTATGTCGTATGTTTACTGCTGTAGAACTTAAAACTATTGCCGAAAAAGCTACCGCGCATAAACTATACCATACAACTCTTTGTAATCACCTTTTAATTCTAGCAAGACGCGCAACTACAACCGCGGAATTAGATAAAATTACTTATTCTGCGGATTGCCTTCCTCCTGATCTCGCGGAGAACATGAAGAAGGTTCTAACTGCGGCAGGTTACTGAATAATTTTACCAAAAAATTTGGCAAAGTTGTTAAATCAACTTTGCCAAATTTTCATTATATAATGAGGTGATAAAGGTGTTATATGGATATGCAAGGGTTTCATCAAGAGATCAAAATCTAGACCGATAGATTATTGCATTAACCGATGCAGGCGTAGATAGAGATAATATCTTCGTCGATAAACAATCAGGTAAGGACTTCAATCGTCCAGCCTACTAGGATTTAGTGAGTACAGTTCAGCCGAATGATATGATTATCATTAAGAGTATTGATAGATTAGGTCGCAACTACTCAGAGATTCTAGAGCAATGGAGTTTAATTACCAAGAGCAAGAAAGTAGATATTAAAGTATTAGATATGCCATTATTAGACACGTCATATTGCAAAGACGTTATGGGCACATTTATCTCTGATCTTGTCTTATAGGTATTATCCTTTTAGGCTGAACAAGAGAGAACCTATATTAAGCAACGATAGGCTGAAGGAATTGCGGCCGCCAAGTCTAATGGCGTCTAGTTTGGTAGACCAAGGAAACCTCTTCCCTCGAATTTCGAGGAACTATATCAGCGTTTCCGCAAGAATGAACCAATTACTAGACTCGCGAAAGAATGTCCAGAAATCTCAGAATCTACATTACGGCTCCGCTTATAGGAGAGATTTGATTTGGACAGAAAAAGATAATCAATCTTCCTTTTGTTTAATATATTATATACAATAAGGAGGAATTATTATGCCAGAAATTGTGATTCAGATTATCCAGGTATGTGTTATTCCTTTGCTCGGTATTTTGACTAAATATCTCGTTGACTACTTAACTGCTAAGCGCAATGAGATTAACTCTAAGACCGATAATGAGACTGCTCAGAAGTACACTAATATGATTTATCAAACTGTTGTTGATTGCGTTATTGCAACCAATCAGACCTATGTAGATAGCTTGAAGAAATCTGGAAGCTTCGATGAAGCAGCTCAGAAGGAAGCATTTAACCGCACAATGAACGCTATTATGACTATTCTAAGTGACGATGCTAAGGAATATATTACCGAGGCTACAGGTGACTTGAATACTTATCTCACTCAGTTAATTGAGGCTGAGGTTAATAAGCGCAAATAACAAGAAAAAGGGAGCCTATTAGGCTCCCTATATTTTTTTTTCAAAAAAATTGGCAAAATTTTTGGCAAAAATGTAAAATCGTCCATAGACGATTTTCATATACTAATGAAAGGTCAAAGGAAATATTTTTTAGGAGGTAAAAAATTTTGGCAACTAATTATCCATACTATCCACAGCAACCTATGTATCCAAGACCAGGTATTCAATATGTGGATCAGACCTAGCCGCAAATGGGTATTAAAGGCCGGCCTGTATCTTCTATTGAAGAGGCCCGTGCCATTAGCATTGATTTCGATGGCTCTGTATTTTATTTTCCTGATTTAGCAAATAGACGTATTTATACTAAGCAAATAAACATGGATGGCACAGCCAGTCTTAATGTTTATGAGCTAAAGAATGAGCCAGTCGTCAGCTCTCCTCAGTATGTTACTAGAGAAGAGTTTGAGACTACATTAGCGCAATTAAAACAAGCTATGTTAGGAAAGGAGCCAGAATCTCAGCCCGCATCGACATAGCCGCAGTAGACTGAGAAATTTAAGTTTTAAGGAGACATGAATTATGAACCCAATGCAACTTATCCAAATGCTTAGGAGTGGACAGAATCCTTAGCAACTCGCTATGAATCTGCTAGAAAGCTAGATGGGTGAGACCCCAATGGGTCAGAATCTTTTAAATCTAGCCAAGAATGGTCGATCCGCAGATATTGAGCAAATTGCTCGTAACTTAGCTAAACAATAGGGAATAGATTTCGACAAAGAATTTGCCGCCTTTAAAGAGATGCTTGGCCTTTAATCATCTTATTAAAGGAGGAACATTTTTATGTTCAATAATTCTAATGGCTATAGTCTAGCTGATATTGCGGCTGCTACTGGTGGTAACAACCGCAATGATGGTATGTGGGACAACGGTGCGTGGTGGATTATTATCCTCTTCCTCTTCTGTTTCAACGGTGGTATGTGGGGTAATGGTTTCGGTCGCGGCATGGGCGGCCAAGGCGCTGGATCTCCTGCGTTCCAGGGAACTACAACTCGTGAGGAAATCGCTTATGGTTTCGACATGAATGGTCTCCAGAATAGTGTTCGTGGCGTACAACAGGGTCTCTGTGACGGGCTCTATGCTATGAATACTGGAATGTTGAATGGCTTTGCTGGTGTTAATAATGCAGTTTGCTCTCTCGGCTATCAAACCGCTCAGCTTGCTAACGGTTTAACTTCTGACATTGTTGCTAACCGCTTTGCCGCACAACAGGGTGTATGCCAGGTTGAAAATGCTATCAATCAGGCTCGTTATGATAATACTATTGGTCAGAATAGTATTGCTCGTGAGATTTCTGATTGCTGCTGCGAGAATGGTCGCGCTATGGAACGTGGTTTTGCTGATATTAACTATAATATGGCAACCAACACTTGCGCTATCCAGACCTCTATGGCAAATCACACCCGTGATATTATCGACAGCCAGAACGCTGGCACTCGTGCTATCCTTGATTATCTCTGCCAGGAGAAAATCTCTGATCTCCAGAGTGAGAACCAGGCTCTCCGCCTTGCTGCATCTCAGCAGGCTCAGAACAATTATCTGGTCAGCCAGCTCGGCACTAAGGCACCCGTTCCCGCTTATGTGGTTGCAAACCCATACTGCAACTGCGGGACCGCAGCTTATGGTTGCGGTTTAACTGCCTAAATTAACCTATAAGGGGAGAGTAATCTCCCCTTATATTAAAAACAAGGAGGATTTGTATTATGGAAATTACCGCTAATGCTGTGCAAACAGTCGCGGCTAATCAAGATGTTTTATTCACAAATGTTGCTATCGCAGGCAACTCTTCTACCGTTCATCGTAGCGGTAGCGGTCAAGTAACTTTAAGAGGTTTGACTAATTGCCAGTGTCGTGCGCGTTTTCGCGTGACATTTGGAGGTAATATTGCGGTTCCCGCAGATGGTACTGCTGGACCAATTTCATTAGCTATTGCTATTGATGGTGAACCTATCAATACCACTACCATGATTTATACGCCAATCGCAGTTAGCACTTATGGTAATATTTTTGGCGCTATCTTTATTGATATCCCACGTGGATGCTGTGGAAAAGTAAGCGTAAGAAATATTTCTACTATTCCAGTAAGCGTTCAAAACGCTAATCTAATTGTTGAAAGGGTGGCTTAATTTATGGAACGATTAAAGCATATGGAAGAAGTCTTGATGGGCTGTGTTCAGGCACAGTTAAGTCATCTTGATACGGTAGATACTGAGGAATTAGGTCAGGCTATTGATATGATTAAAGACCTTGAGCAGGCTAAATATTACTGCTCTATTGTCAAGGCAATGGAAGAAGCCGAAGAGGACGAACCTAAAGAAATGAGCCATCGCCATAGAGATATGGATAGAGTATATGGAAGAATGTATTATGAAGGTCCAGACGGCCGTTATCCATGGAAAAAGCGCGATCGCGATGAAGACTGGGAGAGCTATCCTTATTATCCTGAACGCGGACGTGAGATTGATATTCGCGATTCTCGCGAAGGCCGCAGTCCAGTAACTCGTCGTATGTATATGGAATCTAAACAACTTCATAAAGATAAGACAGAAAAGGTTAAGGAATTAGAGAAGTATATGCAGGAACTCTCTGAGGACATCGTAGAAATGATTGATGGAGCTTCTCCAGAAGAACGTCAAGTTCTAGAGAAGAAAATGACTAGCCTGACTAATAAGATCGCGCAGTTAAACCTCAATGCTTAATATTAACGGGGTAAGTTGGAGGATATTGCTAGTACCTCCAACTTCCTCTACTCTTGCTAGGAGCGATGGGGCATTAGCTTCTGGTGTTTGTGATAATGATACTAAATGTATCTATATCAATGAGAATCTTAATTCTTCTTTAATGAAGAGAGTGTTATGTCACGAAATAACTCATGCTGCTATGTTCAGCTATGAAACTAATTTAACCGTTGAACAAGAGGAGCTATTAGCGGATCTAATAGCTACTTATGGATAGGAAATAATTTCTAAAACCAATGATATATTTCAACGATTAAAAGCAAATAAAGGGGACTTGTCAAGTTAAAGACAAGTCCCCTTTATTTTGTTATTCGGGTTTAATTGGTAGTTCCAATACTAATTCGTAATATTCTTTAGCTTGACCATTTCCGCCTAATCCAGAATATATTCGATAAAACTCACTTAATTGGTCATATTGTTCTTGTGTCATATAACCCTATTTAATATAAGCTTTACAAAGCTAAACCAAACGGAATTTATAAGACGAAATAATTAGCTGCATATGACTTTTCTCAATATCTTTAGTTTCCATGATATATTTTCGGAGTTCTTCGATCTCTTTCTGAATCGGTTCAATACGAGAATCTATAGTTTTTTCTAGCTCAGTGTCTTTATTCTCTTCAAGTAATTTTTTGTAATTCTTTAACTAGCTATGTAAGTATTTACAAAAAGCTAAGGCTCCCGCTGATACTAAGCCGAAAAAAATTTCAACTAAATGTTCAGCAATAAAAGTAAACATAAAATCCTCCTTCCTTAAACCTCTCAAAAAATTTAAGAGTTAAGAAAGGAGGATTATTTTATTTAGACCGCATCCTTACCAAGCGCATTTATTCTTCTTGATATGATGGGTTCCGATACATACAGCATCCGCGATATCCTAAATAACATGGATACCATAATTCTATTCTACATAGAGTTGAGCATTCTTTTTCTATTCTGCTCTTGTTCGACCTTTAATGCCTAAAGTAGATTTCCAAGACGAGGCGAGGACTGTTGAATGAGGAATCTGGATTTCTTGCAGTAATTCTGAAACAACTCCATAAACCTCTGCCAAGACCTTAAAGGTCTAAACATTATTAGCCACATTGTTCTGTTGCTAAATATCTTCAAAGATTACTTCGTCGATATTATAATCTGCAACTAAAGTCTAAATATCCTATCGCAACTAAACTAGTCTAATATCAGTATTTGGATCATCTAAAGAAATCTTACCGTAGGACTTCAATTCACCATCTTCAAAGATAGCCCACCCGGTAACCTTTGAGGCTTGGTCGAGGGCTAACAAGCGACTCATTACTTACTTGTAGAACCGAATCCGCCTACGCGCTCGCCTGTCGCGGCATCATCATCGGTTACTCCATAAGTATGAATAATTCCTTGTCCGATCTTATCTCCACGCTTAAGTTGAATAGCAAAAGGAGAAAGATTGATAATCTGGAAGAAGATTTCGCCCTCATTGTCGGAATTATCGCAATAGTCGGCGTCGATAATACCAATACTGTTGCCGATAATCAGCCAATGTTTTAGAGGAGTAGAACTGCGGGCGCTCAGTTCGAGATACTGACCAGGCTCAAGATGACACTTCATACCAGTAGATACCAGAGGAATCTTGGCTTTAAGCTCCTTAGTAAGAGCTGCCATTTCATCAAGAGAAAGGGGATCAATGAAACCATAGAAGTCTTCATGGCGTTCTTTCTCAAATAAGTCATCCTGAATCTTGGTTCTTAGAAAATCATAGGGAGGAATTACAATGTCCTCTGCGACTACAAAATCATAACCTGCGGAATTGGCAGTTGCACGAGTCGGCAGAGGTAGATCAACATCCGCGAAGCGAGAAACTTTCTCAAATTTAACCATTATCTGTATCCTCCATATTGATAGGCATAACCCCTTCAGGGTCTTTCTCATTGTCGATAGTAATAGTAGCAGTCACAAGCTGATACTCTTCAATAATTTCGCCCTTTACCTTAATATATTTAGTAGCGTACTTAAAGGAAGTTAGCTCGCCAATACAGTTCTTGTCAAGCCACTTCCGCAGACGAAGAGCATCTTCGACAGTAGGCACGCGATACACATTCGTTGTTTTCAAAGTATACATCATTAAATACCTTCCACTTCAATTTTTTGCTTTGTATAATTACTTGTAATTAACTGTTGTCTAATTTCTTCCACAATATGGGATGGAGCATCAATCTTTACAGAAAAGATATTAGTTGCATCCGCAAGTAAACCAATATTCTTCGCAAATTCAGAGATATTGGAGTCGATTACTGTCTGCTACTGAGAATCATCTCGGCAGATATAAACACGGGATTCCGCAGAAAATGGATCGTAATGAACTACTAATACATCGTTCATACTTCAATCACCCCTTGTGTATAGTCAAACATGGCATACATGGAGCAAGTTTTATCTTGCTGAATCCAAAATTCAACCATGTCATCTTGTACTTCAATGCCTTTTAAGACGCCCAATGTTTTAGCAACATCAATCATTTCAAAAGCCATCTTCTTTACATCATGCTCTTGATTATAGGTATATACAGTGTAGTATCTACCATCTACATTTAACATCATGTAGTATTTAGAGTCATGCTCAGTTAGAAACTGTTCAAGCTTTTCAGTTGCCCTGCGGATTTCAGCTTTCGGCATCTTAGGAAGCTTGTTATAAGCAATCTAGTTCATTTCATATAATGTCATAGTAATTCTCCTTTTCTTTTATTATAATATCATAAAACTTTAGTTCTGTCAATTAGAATGGCTCCTAAAGAGTTGCCAATAAGTGCCACTATAAAGAAAGGAAACATTTCATAACAGAAAGAACCAGAAGCTATAAAATAACATAAGTCTGCAATACAGTGTTCACCGCCAAAGAGGATAAAACCCGCAACACATAATGGAACCATATATGGAGCAGAATTGCGGAAACAAGAGACAGCCGTATACATAAACATACCACATACTATTGCTTTTATCATTACTAATCCAAGCGGAAGAGCTAGTTTGGTAGCGACCAAAGGAATGGCCGTAGAGTGTGGGAAGAACAAGAGTAAGCATACTCCAATTAGGTTACCAACGAGAATTGTAGTAATATTTTGCATATCTGCGGGATTCAGATGCATAAATCCTATTGCGCCAGTATATAGTTTAAAGTTCATATTAAGAATGGTTAGAAGTCCTATAGAAAAGAGAAAGGCTCCTACTATTCCGCCGACTTGAAGATAAATATAACTAGCTATGGCAATCATCATGCCACCAAAAATAGCATTAATCAATATCATCATTTTCTAGTTCTAAGTCCTTTATATCATCTTCATTGTCTGTATCATCATAATACGCTTGACAACAACAATTAGGGTGATAAGGTGGAAGAATTGCTTCATCTACTGGCCATTCGCCTGCGTATTCTGCGCATCCACCATCACAGTTTCCGCCGCTATTCTCGATTATAACAAGTTGACTTAATTTGCCCACTTTGTTTTGCATGACTGTGTTTTTAATAATCTGAGTTTCATTTCTTAGCAACCTATCATATTTGTCAATTAAATATACCCGCATTGCTTGTTTATCTGTATATGATACTGCTTTATGCCAGTGGTCAGCGATTCTTTCATTTAAAGTTTTATTGTCTTTATTGTAGGTGAGAGATAATATATCGCTAACTTCAAAATCTTTCGTTCTAGAATAAGTCTATTTTAATTCATTTGAAGTAATGCTATAAGTCTAAGTGAGAGAATCGTAGAATAATTGTTGAGTTTTATCTAGTAGAGTCTTTGATTCTTCTAAAGCATTGCTATATGCAATAACTTGTTGAACAATTCGACTTAGGCTAGATTCTACTCCAGCCTAAATCTTATCATTCATAAGAGTAATTCCCTTTTAATCAATTCACGCTTTTCATGGTAAACCTCGCGTAAGTTAATAATGCGCTGATTGCGGCTACCGCGCATAGGCAAGGTAATATCTCGCTCAGCTTGAATATAAGGGCCATCAATCAAGACATCCGCGGTCTTAAGGATTTCCCGCATATTGGTATCAGAAGAATGAAGAAGTTCTTCGTATTTATTACCTGTCCAAATGTAGATTTTAGTATCCGGTAGCTCTTTCTTTACTGTTGTTATAATCAAGCGAGTAAGAAATGAGTTATTCTGGCATAAAGGTTCTCCACCCATAATACATAGATTTCTATGTATCCCATTAGCTTGCAATCCAGTAATGATTGATTGTAAAGTATCTTGTGTAAACTCTCTTCCGCCATCAAAATCCCAAGTCTCAGGATTGTGGCACCCCTCACAATGGAAGGGGCACCCCTGAGTAAAGAATGATAGGCACACACCAGGCGCTGAAGAGAAGTCATTATAAATAATTCCTGCGTAACGAATAGGTCATTCCTCCAATCGACCAGCGTGTTTTACTCTATCATTTGTTTCTGCAATTTTACCTGCGTTGAATGCGGTTGTATAGTTACCAGTTAGATAGCCCGTTACTCGTCTAAGCTGTTGAATATGATGGCTTCCGCAAACAGGACAATGGTCGTTAAACTCGTCCATGAAACCACAGTCAAGACAAGTGTCATTAGGAACATTGATGGCAAAGTAGGGAATATCATGTTCCATAGCGTAATGCACTAGAGTTTCTAAAGCATCAATATTATTCTTGACGCCACTATCAAGTTCGACATAAGTGATACAACCAGCAGAAGAATATCCAGTTAATTGGCTCTCAATGTCAATCTTATCAAATGGAGACATTTCTTTCCATACAGGGACATGAATAGAGTTAGTGAAATAATCTCTATCACTTACATTGGGAATTTCTCCATACTTCTCTTTGAACTTTGTCATAGCTGTGTAACAAAGATTCTCAGCAGGAGTATAATATACACCAAAGTTTAAACTATATTGTTCCTTAAACTCTGCACATCTATCTTTAAAAAGCTGTTCAATCTGTTTTGCTAATTTCATACCTTCTGGAGTAGTATGATCTTGACCAATAAGAATTTGCAGAGTTTCCGCAAGACCAAGTTGACCAATAGCAAGAGTACCATGCTTAAGAGCACTACGAGTACTCTTACCATCATAACCTGCCATTAAGCCGTTCTCATACATGAATTTAGCGGATGCCGCGGGTTGAGAGCAGATATAATCAAAGCGTTCAATCAGCATATCTTTTGCTTCATGGATCTTCTGATCAAGTTTATAAAGGAATCTGTCAATTAAAATTTGTCTATCATTAAAAGAATAATGGCCTTTTACATCTGCATCAAAGTTAATCTTACACTCCATAGCTAAAGTAGGCATGATAATAGTTACAGGACAAATATTACCACGACCGTCTTTTGTTTGACCGTTAACTCCATCATCGTGATTTATATCCCAACCATTCGCAGTTCTACAACCCATCGTACTAAAGTATGTGCGCGGATCATTTCGATCATATCCTGCATTACCAGACCAATCAACATTAGCATAGTTAGGATAGAGTCTAGTTGCAGTAGATCTTAGGGCCAGTCTGAACAAATCATAGTTTGGATCGCCTGGCTTTTGATTGATGCCTTTCATGCATTGGAAGATACCGCAAGGGAAGATAGAAGTTTTATGCAGTCTACCGAGTCCCTCGATAGAAACATCAAGCAATGCTTTTGTAACCATTCTACCTTCTGGTAGAGTGCAAGTACCATAGTTGATAGAAGTGAATGGTAATTGATTACCAGAACGAGATTGAAGAGTATTAAGATTATGATACATACCTTCTACAGCTTGATGCACTTCTTTAACAGTCATATCAAGAGCATATTGATATGCTTTATCATAAATCATATATTCATTATCTTCAATTCCAGCAGTATCTGGGATATGGTCAAAAAGCTCTTTATCGGAGATATTCTCAATATACTTTAAACCTTCAATATAGTGTTTTCTAAAACTTTTTCTTACATAAGGAACCATAGTCCAGTCAAGATGGGTAGCACTTACTCCACCAAATTGCTGTAAGGATTGAAGCTGGAAAATAACAGCAACCAACTGGAAAGCAGTATTCACAGAACCTGCGGGCCGCACGTCAGTCTGTCTAGTATTGAAACCTTTTGCGAGTAGATCATCAAAAGGAATAGAAAGACAGTTGTGCATACCAACTGCATAAGCAGATAGGTCATGGATATAAATTTCATTGTTCTCGTGATTGCGGCGAGCCATATCAGAAACGCAGTAATCTAGAGCGTATCTCTTCATTTGCAAGTCAGAGCCTGCACCAACTCGACCGCCAAAAGACATTTCATCGACATTAGCGTTCTAATTCTCAATGGCTGTACCGTTAATCTTCTCAGAGAAAGCCTTAATAAAATCGTCTCTACCAGAGCGCGCAACTTCTCGCTTATAGCGATAACGAATATAGGTTTTAGCTACATCCTTGCGTTCAGACCGCATGAGGAAGTCTTCAACCATGTCTTGAATTTCCTCAACAGAGATAATTTTATCTGCGGTTTTTGCACTATACTTAATTTCATCAGCAATATCATTTGCTGTATCTTCTTCATATAAAGTGCCATCAACTTCGATAAAAGCCTTATTGATGGCGTTAACGATTCTTTGCTTATCAAATGGTACAAGGATACCATTTCTCTTTTTCACTTGTAGCAATCAAAACACTCCCTTGTATTATTTTTATGAACGGATACTATATCTGGTGTTTTTGATAAGCAAATTTAACAAAATTGCCCAGTTATAAGATCGACAGCACGAAGTAAATCGCCTGCATCTTGATTTTTAATTACTTGATAATCAATATCCTCTAAATCTTCAAAATCTTGTTCATCTGTCGAGAATCGTCTAATAATCTCCTTAATATCAGGATCCTCTTCTCTATTCAACTGCCTGATTAGACGTTCTTTATCGCTAGTCCGCACATAATAGGCAGTTAAGTCTACGAGTTTATCTTCCATAAGGCATCTAATACCTTGAGGGTTAAAGACGCCCACATTGATTTTATCTTTTGATAAACTAGATAAAGCAGTCCCATAATGCCAGTCATTAAATTCAGTTGCTTCTAGCATATCGCCATTAAGGACTTTCTCTGTGAATTGGTCAATTGTTAAGAAGTGATAATTTACTCCCTCTCGTTCTCCTTCGCGAGGAGGACGAGTAGTACAGCTCACAATCTCATTAAATTTATTAGGATCTACTTTAACGAGAGCGCGAAGGATTGTATCCTTCCCGCTCCCGGCTTTACCAAACAAAGCGATGACTTTGACTTTATTCATCTTCTTCTTCCTCCCCAGTTGCTCTCTCGCTTCTTAAAACAAGAGAACCATCAGCAGTCACTTCATCAATATGATACAGTTGGTGACCATTAGAACTTGCATACTTCTTAGTTACAAATTCATCGCCTCTGCGGATACCTTGCACCATAATCATATTGCCACGGTTGAACCAAGACTTTTCAATGACAGTTTTAGTTCCATCACTATTCTTGCGGAAGGTCTGCTTATCGAACAAAGCGAAATACTCCTGTCTGAACTTAACAGATACCACACCTGTTGTTGTGAGTAGATATACAACGCTCTTAGTCTTATTTTTTGCAATACAAGTTCCGCAAATTCTACTGAGCTTATAGATTGGAATAATAGATGCGCCTTTCTTGAAAGTCTTTTCAATAATTGGCTCTTCAGGTAGAGAGAAGAAGTCTACTAAACCATACTTCTGAGTATTTACATCGCTCAATTCATGGTCATGGTAATAAAAGCACAGGACTTCCATTTCCCAAGAGGAGATATTTCCTTTAGCATATTTTTCCCAATCTTGCATGAAGATTCGAGTATTCAGTTCATCAAGAATACTATCTTTATTCTCTTTAATCCAATCTCTAAATATATCCATTTCCTTCTGATAGAAGTTATCCCAATCTTTAACATTGAATAAGAACATATCATTCTCGTTAATGATACCTTCTTCAATTCCGCCTACCTGCGTACTAAGTTCATAGATGAAGTCGACCGCTCGTTCATCCAACTTATAATATGTCCCATCGTACTTACATTCTGCTTTTAGATACCGATTGAACTCATAGATTCGACGCGCAAGAACTTGTTCTTCTGTATTTTCGGGTAAAAGACCATAGCGGATAAGACCTGGCATATTCTGTAGAGTTAAACGCTTCTTTCTATCGCAAGTCATCCACAAATATTGTACCATAGCTTCTTTACGATCGCAGAACTGATCAAAAGCCCCGCCCTTAATAAGAGCAATCATAGCTTGCTTATTAGGCGTTACTCTATAATAAAAATCAACCATAGATACATATGGACGATTTGCAATAATCTCTTTAATCAAATCATTGTTGACATTAGTTAAACCCTTTAGACCAAACAAGATTTGATTGTTCTCTGCGTCGGGCTTAAATCCAAGTGCAGAATGGTTAATATCAACAAGAGATACCTTAGTACCCTTGTTACGAATTTCACCAATAGCCTTTGCTAACTTTGTATAGTCAGATTGCTCGCCTTCATCTTCATCAATAGCACCGCTATTAACGATTAGGTACGCAGTATTCCAATACACAGGATTGAAATGAGTGGCGAGATAAAGAGTTTGCATACCAACAAAGCTATAAGCAAGAGCATGGATTACAGAGAATGAATAACCCATCTGCGGGCCGAGGCCAAACTTCCAGACATATTTACCCAATGTCTCTGACTTTGCAGTATCCAAAACCTTTTGGTGAAGTTCTGGAATCTTATTCATCTGCTTCTTACCAACAATCTTTCTTGCGGCGTTTGCTTCAGCCAGACTAAAGTTGCAAATATCGGGGTCCCGCAGCATCTTCATTAACTGCTCCTGAGAAGGAGGTACACCATAAGATGATAAGAAGTAAGGCTCCAAAGTCTTTTGCTCTTGTTTCGTCAGACCATTATTATCCATCTCTTGATACCACAAAGAAATATTATTCTTATATCTGACATACTTTTCCATCGGAGTTTCTGCGCCCGGCTCAGAAGCCATAAGACGCATTAGACCATTTGCGTCCGCCATTTCGAGAGGATTATGCGGACGGATTTTCTTGGCCGCTTGTGCACCAACTGCACTATCGAACTGGAAGCAACCAATTACATCACCATTTGCCAGAGCAGTCCACATAGCTTCATCATCCTGCGGAAGAACAGATGGATGTAGATATTTATTATAAACCTCTCTAAGAGTTAAGTCTTTCTCAATAACTCCATCAGCTTGAAGAAGCTCAATAGTCTGAATGATAATATCCTGTACGCTTGTTAACAGGAAGTCATATTTCACAGAACCTGCGGCTTCCTGGTCATGTAGATCCCACTGGGTAATCAATGCGCCCTTTGGGGTACGCATGACTGCGGCAGAATCATAGATATTTTCATCAAAGAGAATAACACCAGATGCATGACTACTTCTCTTATTCACCATACCTTGAATACGAACAATGATGTCTAAGAGTCCATCATACTGCGAAACCGCAGTTACAAATGCTTTAACAGGCTTTCTGCCTTTCTCTTGATTGCCATTGACAACATCTTCAATAGGCCACAAGAAACCACGCTCTTGAGGAATCAAAGAACTCAGATACTGTGCTTCATCAACATCAATACCATCTGGATACTCCTCAGAACGATAACCTCTACACGCAGTCAAGATTGCAGATTTTGTACCTTCTGTGCCGAAAGTGCAAACCTGAATAAGACCAAGTTCTCCTCTTTCCTTGCGGATTTCGGCGAAAATTTTCTGAATTTTAGACGGTGCTAAGTCAAGATCGATATCACCTAACTCAACACGTTCATCGTTAATATAACGCCAGAATGGTAAATCCCATTCGATAGGGTCAAGCTGAGTAATACCAAGGAGATAATGATTCAAAGCTGCACACGCAGAACCACGACCTGCGCCAACTGTACTGCCGCAATCCCAGAACAAATCTACATAGTGTTTCAATGTATTAGGATATGCAAACATACAAGTCTGCAACTTTTCACCGATAACTCTCTTTACTCTTGCTTCTTCTTCAAGTCTTTCCCAATACTCTTTCTTGTGGATAAGACCTTTCTCTTGCATCGCAATGATACACTCTTGAATCCAATATTTCTCTTGCTCATTATCGGATTCAATCAAAGAAGTGAGTACCTTATAGTCGTCACGGAAAGTATCCATCATATCTTCTGGAACTCGTGACCAATCATACTTATCATAATGAGTTACTTCTACTTCTGGAATAGACTGATGCTTCTCAAGAGAGTAAAACTCAATCTTATCCTTGATTTCATTGGAATTGTCGTAGATCCAATAAATTGTATTTAAGTCGTAGCTAGACAAAAGTAAATCTGTTGCCTCTTGCTCAGACATAAGATAAGTAAACTCATAAAATGAATCAACTTCTCTTTCTCCACCTTTGGAATTAAGATATGATTTATGCACATATCTATCTTCCTTAGTGAGATAGTGAGCATCTGTGCCAACACACATCTTTACATCAAATGCTTTAGCGATGCTAAGCATTCTCTTGTTCGTAGTAATCTGCTCTTGATTGTTTGCTGGCGCACACTCTATATAAAAATCATCTTTACCAAAGACATCAATACCGAACTCCATAAAGTCGATAATCTGCTCATGGTAACGACGCGCATTATTTTCATCGTTAGCTTTTTCGCAAGCATCAAGATTTAGAATGGATTGTCCCAATTCTCCACCGATACAAGCGGTTGTGCCAATAATATCTCCCTTAAATCTCTGCATAACCTCTTTGAGTTCAGATTTAAGGAGAGGCACTCTTTCCATTCGACGGTCATAATAACCGTTCGTCCATGCAATAGAGGATAATTCTTTCAGACCTCTATAGCCATGTTCATTCTTTGCGAGAAGAATAAAGTGATAATACTTCTGGCCCATTTCTCGCGTATCGGTCAGATAAATTTCGTTGCCCAATGCCACGGTAAACTCAGGATGAGTTTCCTGAAGTTTTTTTGCATACTTGTTGACTCTCATATGGGCACTCAACGACTCGTGGTCTGTGATTGCGATTCCTGTCAATCCAAGCTCGATAGCTTTGTCAATCAACTCTTCCGGATGATTTATACAGTCGAGAAGACGGAGATTGCTATATTCTGTATGAGCATGATTGTTGAAATAACTCATAAACTGTCTCCTTTACCTTTTATATAAATATTATAGCATAATTAAATACAAAAAGCAAGTTATCAATCTTTTAGTACTAAGGTTAATTTCTGCGAAGCCCTTGTCACAGCCGTGTATAGCCATCTTGCATGGTCTGCTCTTTTAAGCACCTCTTCAAGCACTAATACTTTATCATATTCACTACCTTGACTCTTATGAACGGTAATGCAGTAACCATAATCAAATTGCTCTGGTCGCAACTGCTTAGGAAACATTCGGAAGTTTTCCTTGTTTACAGTCGCTTCTTTTGTAGTAATAAGCTTATAGTCCATCAAGAGTTCATGGAATACTTGATCACGAGGATCTGTTTTGTCAATAGTTTCTGGCGCAAAATCAATGATACACATGGGATTAAGCCATGGATTAGGGTAAGTAGCAATCTCTTCGATTGTGCCGATGGTTCCATTAACAAGAGCATCACCTGTGGCAGTAATCTTATCCCAGTTATTCTTAAGACAAATAACCTTATCTCCAACAATAGGAGCAGGAATATCTTCGCCATATCGCATATTACGATAATAAGTATTCATAGTATGACGAGTGATATTCTTACCACAAAGAATTTGATCAGCCCATGTGAACATACCATCGCAAAGGTCTCTCTGTCGAACGACGTTGATTTCTGAACCCTTGTAAGGTTTAATAATCTTACCTGCGCGAATATCTGCGGACAGGCGGATAATCTCACTTTCTGCGGCCTGACGCATAATTTCGTCAAGGAAGATATGCGGATGATCGAGGATACCATTCTCCTCGCCAATAGGAGGTAACTGACCTGGGTCGCCGCAAGCAATTACATAAACATTATGCGATAGTAATAGCTCCCACATCTGTTTTGGCAGCATAGATACCTCATCTACCACGACAATGTCGCAATCAGAGTTGAGTGACTCTCTTGGAATATGAATGAAGGTGCCATCAGCTCGCTGTAAGGATTTATAGAGCAGTCGGTGCGCAGTCATCGCAGTTGGACAACCTTTATTTCTTAGCACCTGTGCGGCTTTGCCAGTATAAGCAATATAGGCCACTCGTTCAGGGTTGATATCTAGAGCAGAAATAATGAACTTAATAAGAGTTGATTTACCTGTTCCGGTCAGGCGTAGCCAGCGATACAAGTATAGGGCTCATGAGCTTTGTATCGGGCTACAGCGATTTTCAAACCTTGCTCTTGCATGTTAGTTAGAGTCATGGTTCTACTTCCTCCTTTTCTTCAAGATTTAGTTCATCTATAGTCCATAAATTATCATGTAATTCTTTATGACAATTAGAACATATTAAAATACATTTTTTTACTTCTTCAACCGCTTCTTTTAACTTAAAATGATCGTTACTAATAGTAAAATCTTTTTTAGAGGGATCTAAATGATGAAATTCTAGAGCTTTTAAACATTTATCGTATCCACATTTTATACATCTTCCACCTAGGTGCTCTTTTATTTTAGCTAGAAACATTCCTCTAGTTAGTTGAACTCCATCTGGCATACAATTATAACAGCATTGACGATTATTCGCGGCGGGGGTTTTAGGCGTAAAATCTTTCCCACAAATAAGACAGCTTTTATTATGTAAATCCATTGAATTAGTAACCATCTAAATTTGTCGTTCTCCATATCTAGCTCTTCTGGCAGCATTCATGCAATCATTACTGCAATATTTCTTTGTGGATTTTATGGCCTCAAAATCCTTCCCACATACAACACATTTATTTACCATAATAATAATTCCTCCTATTTTCTTATATCTTATCTGAATATTATTATAGTATAATTCGTAGGATTTGTCCAAAAATTTTATAAAACCGCGTAACCGACGATTTTACCTCGAAAAATAGTAAACCCTGTTTTAGTTTCGACGAACGGCCGTCTAGGTTCCGGCCAGTTCGTCGATTGTTTATTTTAACTTATGAAGTAATTATATGCAGCAATAGCATTTTGCTGTCGCGTATAATAGCTCCCAGAACCGCATCTTTCATAGCATTTAGCAAATGCCAGAGCAGCGCTTTTAATGTCGGTTAAATCCAAGAAACTATTGTAATCAAAGTTTCTCTTATAAACATAACCGAATGTATCGAACTCGTACTCAATAGTATCTCGCAGATAGTCGCATTGCTCTTCTAACGAGGCTCCCCATACATTTGAGTAGGCTTTATTCCATTGACATATACCATAATATCCGTTACCAGAAATCGTGGCTTGAATGTCTAATGTGTTACCTCCAGTTTCAGCCATTATATTACCAAGAATGCCAGCACAAACTTGGTTACTGTAGCCCAGATCTTTGAAGTAGGTCCATATATAAGTAGCTGTTGGGTACTCTTCTTCCTTTTGATGCCAATGTTCCATGAGCTGGTCATATACGCTTTGATATTTCATTCTCAAAGCATTTGCATCAGCGTGTTCTTGTTTTGCTAATACAATGACGTCATGGTCTTCACTATAGCCTAGCTATCTAGCAGCTTCAGCCATTTGATGTGCGGCGTTCATATTCGAGATTTGTTCCGCAATAAGCTCAATCAATGTATCCATATCATCAAGAGTATAACTAACAGTTTCGTTATACGGCACGGAATAGGCTTGAGTAGTGACCACTAGGCCATAGCTACATCCGCATAAAGACAATATAATGATTAAACTTGTGATAACTTTAATAAAACGACTCATTTGATTGTTCCTCCTTTAGTAAGAGGTCGCGCAATCATTAAAAATAATATTCCTGACGATTTATAATCTCATAATTCTAGATAATAAGTTGTGGTGTTACACTATTGAAGTATTTATTTACTTCGGCCTTACCCACAAGATTAATAGTCACGCAACCGTTTTCGCTGAACAAACTATCCAGCTCCTCTTCGCTTGATTTAAACTTGATGCAAGTAACTCCGTTGGGTAATTGGATCTTCAACGTGGGGTTCCTATCTCTTGCCATGAGTGTAATCATGTCTTTTGTTACTGCAACATTTTCCACCGCGATAAGTGGTTCATCAACATTTTGACCCCAAAGATTTTTCATGTTACCTAGTTCAAGAATTTCTTTAGGATTAAAGTTGTTTACAGAATGAATAAAATCCACTTTATAACTTGGTGAAAATTCTATATCCTTGAGTGCATTATCGGCATATTCGAGAAAGGCATCAAAATTCTCGTCTAAGATACCGAAACCAAATGCATTAGGATGACCTTCAGCAAGATAAACTAAACCGCTATCTCGACAAAAGCCTCTGAAATCATTTAGCTTAGATTTCTCATATCCACGTGCCGAACCGCTCCAAGCGATTTTCCCATCTTCTTCTACTTCCACTAACAATGCCACAGGCCGCTGGTATTCTGCCATAAGTTTGTTAGCAATTAAACCAGTGATACCTCTATCAAAAGAAGGGTGTTCTAATTTAATTAACAAAATCTTATGGTCGAGGAGTTTATTATCCTCGATAATCGTTTTAACCTATTCAACTGCGGCATCCTGATTTCTAGTCTGCCGATTCTTGACATTAGTGCAAGTCCGCAGACTTTGTTCCAACCTTGTCTCTTGTTGACCAGAGCATCCTCTCTTAGTTGAAGGAACTAAATCAAAAGCTTTCCAATTAAGCATCGACTCAAATAATAGAGTCTTTTCAGCCATCGTTCCAACTCTTGTAATTGAGTTAATAAGCGGCACAATGTAGAAAGCCACCCCGATAGGAGTAGGGTGATCACCTAACTGATAATGGTTCTTTTCCGCCATACCTTTGATAAATGGATTTTGAATTTGGCTTAATCCAGTTTGAACCAGATAGTGTGTTTCAAAATCTCTCAAATCCATCATATCTCCAACTAAGCCAATAGCTACTATATCCAAGAATTGATCCGCTTTCTGTTGATCTGCGGGAAGCAGAGAATCAATAAATTGACATAGCTTATAAACTACACCAACACCGGAAAGCGACTTAGTAGGATAATCACAAAGCTGATTATTTACGACACAGGCGTATTCTGAAATTCTCTCAGCCTAATGGTGATCCAATACAAGAACTTCAATACCCTTATCATGAAGAGCCTTGTGAATATCGTAGTCATTAGAACTTGAATCTGGTGCAATGACCAATGATGTCTCTGGTGGAATCAACTCAGGGTTAATGCCATGAATCTTGCCATCGTGGAAACTATATGAAATATGCGATATAGTAGATGGAAATACGGCATGGATATAATTCAATAATAAAGCTGCTGAAGTATATCCATCGCAGTCGCTATCTACTTGCACATGAATATGAAAACTATCTCTACTAAGTTGATTAAAAATCATCTTAGCTGCACTCTCAATATTTTTGAGTAAAAGGGGTGATAAATTATCTGATTCTGATACATTAAGATAATGGTCAATATCTTCAAATTTAATCCCTCTATTTGTCAACACCTGTTCAATAGCGGAGTAACCGTCATGAATAGGCTTAATCAGCTAATAATCCATGATTTACCTCCTTAACCTTTTGGAATAATTCGTTCGGCTAATAACTTCTCAAAAACTTGCGGTCCTTGGTCAATAGGGCTAGCTTTATAAGGTGAAATCATAGCTTTATCGAATATAGCTGTTACTCTTATAGAGTTATTATATTTATTATAAAAATGAATAAGTTTAGCTTTTAATCGCTTAAACTCATCATCGCTAATTTCTTGGAACTGTCTATCAAGAGCAATCACAATTTCTCTCGCGCCAACTTGTTTCAACAAATCAACCTGATAGCTCGATAAGCTACTTCCGCAAATAGCGACAGAAATATCATTCTCATGCCCATAGTATGATTGATACATCAAACAAGACTTTTCGCTCTCAAAAATAATCGCTGCGTGGATTTTAGCGATATTATCTTTGCTATTGTTTAAGTTATACAGATTCATACTTAATGGATGATTGTATAATTGCTTACCAATCAATAGAGGTCTATATTTACCATATCTCTCAGCTTCATCTGCCGCTAAAGAACGACCTCTAATACCAATCAAACGATTATCAATATCAAAATGCGGAATTGTGATTTGCTCGCCACCTGGATAGTAGCCAATAAGATTTTTCTTACTTACTTCATCACTAATTCCTTCTCGCTCCCAACGAGAAATTCGAGGATAAGCAAAGCGAGTAAGAATAACTGGATCATATTCTTTTAGTTGAACCATAGGTTTCTTTTCTTGGAGCCGCAGATTGTGTTTCTTAAATATGTCCCAGTCTTTTAATTCTGATTGTTCCTCTTGTTTTTCGATACCATCAAAACCAAAGTGCGATGCTATATAATCCATAGCATCGTACATTTCCCATTTCAGTTGCTTTTGATTTTTCATTACCTTGATACATAGATCAAAGATATCAAAAGTAGGGTCAATACAGCCAGTATAGCATCTAAACAATCGAGTATTAGTGTAATAATAAAGCTTGCGGGAACCTTCGCCAGGTAGATTGTGACAAATGGTCTGGGAGATAAACCCTCCATCTGTGTACTCAGGCTCGCCTCCCCAAGCTTCTACCAAGTCATAAATCTGCTCTAGTTCTAGTTTCTCCTTTAGCTCGTCTTTATCATAATAACGAGACATTACTCAATAATAACGAGATGAGTTACCGTACCACGCAGACCATAACTCTCATTGATGATACCCATTACATACTGATAAGGGTTCTTTTTTGCTTCGTCATCCTTACGAGTAGAAAGGATACCATCAAACTGCTTCTTAGTAATCTGATAATCAATAGCCTTAGAGTTCTTCATATTATCTTCTCCTTAATTATTATTATCCCATGCACTGGGTCCATCATCTACAATAACCTTAATATCTTCAATACCAACCATTTCATGATGCCAAGTGGTACAAAACTGAGGATGAATGCGACAAGTACCTAAATCCGCGGTACACCACAAGAAAACGCCCTTATAAGAGCCTCGTCTGTTCTTATAGACAGAGAGTTTAATATTCGGTCTTTGAAGATTGGGGTTTGCTTCAAGAATTGGTTCTAACTTTGCTAAATCTTCTTCTGAAACGCCTAGTAAAATCATACCTACGTCAGCTCGGTCTGCAATACTCTTAGCACCACGTAGTAAGTTCTGATCAGGAGTTTCGCTATCTTTATAATCACCATTCAGCTGAGTTGCTGACATGATAAAAATACCATATTTATTTGCCAAATCTTTCAGTCTTGCGGAAAGCATAAACAAGATATTATCCTCTCTCAAGCGGATACCGCCTGTCTTCTTGGTAATTTCCTCCAAGATTTTCAAAGAGGTCTGAATATAGTCGAATAAGACATACTTAACATCATGTTCTCGAATATTCTTCTTAATCTTATTCTCAACATCTTGCAAAGAGAAATCTGGTAATTCCTCAATCCAGATAGGGCTATCTTTAATAATCTTCGCCGCCTCTACGACTCGCTCGCGTTCTCCCTCAAGATACTGACCGTTAAGAATATGCTCCTCATTTACGCAAGAAAGAAAAGCCAACATCATTGTTTGAACTTCACCTTTATCTTGCTCTGTGGCAATAAAGAGTGTTGGTTGAGACGCGCCATTCTTAATCCAACCAAATTGTTCATGGTAGATACGATTACACGCAAAATTGCAGGCATCCGCAATCATACTTCTCGTTTTACCGATACCAGTAGCTGCGGACCGCAAGTAATATTTCCGCAATCTTGCTCCTCTTGTTACCGTATTGATAAGCGGTCCATAAAGAGGAATACCGACCTCTGGATGCTTCTCAAGGTCTTCGATTAACTCCATGATACCATCACCAGCTTGATATCCAAGACCTAAATCATCTTCAATATACTTACTCTTGATTTCATCAATCTTGGTATCAATCGTATTTGCAATATCAATTAGTGAAGTTGCATCTAACCAATCCTCTTGTTGCTGACGCTTCTTAGTATCAAGAAGATTATCTGCGTCATACAATCCACTTACATCTACTCCATAACTATCATAAGCTCTTAACAAAGTGAACTTTTTCAATCTACCATAGTAATAGTTAAAAGTGTCTTGTCGAGCATTTTGAGAAGCTTCTAACAGATACTCAACACCTTTATTCTTCTTAAAGATTGCATCAAACTTAGGTCTATTGGCTAGATAGTCAATAATAGCGTCGATATTAACCTGACTACCTGTCAGATGAATATTATACATACTACCGAATACAATCTTATGGAAATCTTCTACGAAGTCCTCTTCGTGGATCATATACTTGTCTGTGTCATCGAGAATCGCGGCATTATTGAAGACACAACCGATAATCTGTGTGATAGCAGCAGTATCAACATAGCTACTATTCATGTATCTTCCTCTCCTTCGTCTAAGAATGTAAATAATTGCCGCGTATGCTTCATTGGCTCTCTCTTAGGAGGAACAATGTGAATCTCCCGCACAGGCAAATTATACTTCTGAATTTCTACTCCCTTATTGCGCTCTTGAGCTTCCCATAAAGCTCTCCAATAGTCAAATGCTTTATCATATACCCAAGGAATAATACCGATACCGCCGTTAGCTTTTTCGATCGGATTACCCTTAACTTCAAAGAAAAATTTCAGCGTTTTTCTCATTCCAGAATAACTATAATTTTTTTCTTTTCTAAAGGTGTCCATCTGTTTCCTAATTTTGATTGGGATAGTGCTAACTCCAAATAATTCCTTGATATATTCTTCTAATTCACGCTTATCTTTTTCTTCTTGAGTTTGATTTTCTTCTTCGGTCCTCGCACAAGCTACATGAGCATATCGTCTTGCGTTTGGTTTTACGAAAGGCTCGGTATTAGCATCAAACATCTGGCCGCAGTATAAGCACTTCACCATATGTTTTGCCATAATCATTACGCTCCTTTCTTTACATTTTCTATAACTATTATATCATAATTATGATAAAAAATCAAAAGGAGAGTATTCATACAAGAATACTCTCCTTTAATCTTAGCCCTTAATTAGAAGCTCCAAGTCATGAACAATAAGGTCGATTTGTTCAGCTTGCTCAGGAGTACATTCTCCGACTTTCTTTCCCCTACCAAGATACTTATCAACAATAGCGGTAATCTTACCGGCATTAGACTGATTAGCAGACATCAATTCGCCAACCAATTCTTGGAAACGAGCATTTAGTCGATCAAAATCATAAGTTACGTCTTCTGTAACTACCTGAGTAGCTTCATTAGAAATAAACTTACCACCAGTTTCCTCTGCCTGTTTGTCGATAGCTTCCGCGATTGCATTTACTAAGTTATCATAGGTAAACTCAATAGAGTTCGGGATATACTTGAAACGAGAACCAGCTACATAACGAGGAGTGCCTCTCATAAAGAGACGAGTCTGAACGCCCTCGTCAGTATTTACGGAAGTAGAATAACCGATGATGTCGCAAGTTCTCTCGCAAATCAGACGACCTCTCTTATCAAGAGTAGGAACGATTTGGTTATACTCGTTACCCTCTTCATCCTTAAATACCTTATCAGTAGAGTGGGAAATCAAAATCAGACCATAATTCAACTGAAGAATCTTGCGGATCGCCTCGTCGAATTCGGTACCAACCATGGAATAACCCTTACCATAGGGTAGATCCGCGATGGTATCAACACCTTCACGATTGCAGACATACTTCTCGCAATAGCTATAAGCAATATCTGCGGTGTCAATAACAATGGTCTGGAACTTTTCCTGTACTTCTGGAGTTTTCAGCTCTGTAAAGAGCTTCTTAAATTCGCCCCAGCTATTGATAGGCTGGGCATATACACCAGGCAACGCGTTATAACCTTTCTCAAAAGCGAGAAGAAGCGCGCCGGGAAATTTACTGGCAATCGTAGTCTTACCACTCTTTGGCGGGTGAGCGGATAACCCCGGACTATATCTTATCATACTTATAAAGTACGATCTCAGCACTTCGAATGGTGCTTATCTCCATTCTACTCTACTCACTCTATTATAGGTTTTCGATAGTCTCTTAACCTTCCTCTTGTTTGAGGCTTGGCACAGGATTGCCGTTAGCTGTTTCCCTGTTAGCAAAATTATTAGCAGGCATTTCCTCCTGGTCTTGATTTAACTTAATATCTCCACTATGGATTTGACGATGGCAATTTGCACATACTAATATACACTTATCTATTTCTATTTTTACTTTATCCCATTTGACGGTAGATGTCTTATCCCCTAAAGAGAAATCTTTTAAATTAGGATCTTTATGGTGAAAATCATATACTGATAAAGGATATGATTTTCCACAACATTCACATTTATCTCCTTTATATTCAACAGCTTTCTTCTTTATTAACCTTCGTATTAAAGCTGCATCATTACTTCTACCATCTGGTATACATTCATAACAACTTTTTCTAATTACAGAAGTATCTCTGTAATATTGAAATTGTTTTCCACAAACTGACAAGTGCAAGTTATCCATCCCGGATTTGAAATTTTCCCTTTTGGCATTTTATAGCCCTCCTTTTTCTTTTCTACTATTATTGAAAATAGGAAAGGGAAAATTGAAAAAGTTTAACCAATTAATTTTACACCTATTAAGCAATAGTTCACTGAGTTAGGTGACCCATATTAGCTAACGATTAATCACCATAGAATAAAACGGAATATCCTCTTAAATCTCTTGATACTTCATGTGGTTTAAGGTCAAGCAAACTCATAATTATCTTTCTCCTTTAATTATTTTATTTATAATGAGGAAATGAAAGGGGTAGATAACTACCCCTATTTAATTAGAAGTTGTAGTCGCCCTTTGCGGGAGCCGCAGTTGCTTTAGAAGCACCACCTGCAGCCGCGTTACCACGAGAAGCCTGATACTCGTCCTGACGCTTCTTAATCTCAGCAAGATGAACCTCACGAGCGGTCATCATCTCACCCAGTTCAGAAGCTAACAAAGTATCTTCGCTATCCCACTCATAAGTCTCAGGCTGTGCCCAGTTAATCACAAAGTCACGCTGAGAAGTACGAGTTTCCTTTACAACAGCTTCACCAAATGCGCTCTCTTCCTCGGTCTTGCGTACAATAGTTTTGGATACCTGAATACCCTGAACTCTGGTGAAGACAGGAGAACTAGAGGAAGCGCCGAGATTTTCGAAATAATCGAGAGCTTTTGCGGGAGCGTATGGCTCATAAACGCTAAACTCAACAGGGAGCAGAGCATTGCGGAAGTCAAACACGCAACCCTTAACAATTACCTTTTCGGGAGTTTCCTTCTCTTCATCGGCCTCAACACGACGGACATTAGTAATCACCATATCAGTGTTGAAAGTTGCACGACTCTTAGGCTCGCACAGTTCCTGTACCTGATGTACGAAACCTCCCTCGTTACGACGGACAGACACCAGATTACCATCCTTATCATACCACTCATTTAGACCAATGGCAGTATCAATACGGATCTTACCTGCGTTCTCTTTGCCGTATTCCATTACAGAACCAATCTTGCCATCAATGATAGATTGCAGAACATTAAAGGTGTTATTAGGCTTGCCCTTAGCGGTCACCGCAGTTACATAAGTGAAATGCACCTGCACAACATTGAGCATCTCGTCATCAGTTGCCACGCTAAGAGTACCACTAATAAACTCAGTACCGGGATTCTTAGAGTTAGGACCGCTCTCCTTCATTTCCAGCTTGTGCTCGTAAACATAACCTTCGACATGGGATTCATTCTTCATTTTCTTACTCATTGTTCAAATTCTCCTTATAAGCGTTAATATCAAAATTTTTGCCCTTTTCCGTCAAGCTATAAATGACAGGATTCTGGCCATATTTATCTACAAACCCATCAGATACGAGTTTACGAATAGCTCCAGATACTTTGCGAGATGAAATAACCATTCCGTCTGCGATATCTTTTGCTTTCAAACTCGTAGCATCGCAAGTCTGTAAATACTCAAGGATTGAAAGTCCACTTTCTGTGAACATGGGTTTCTCCATACCTTGCTGTGCAAGGAGGAGATTATAGACATCTTGTACTTCATCGGGAAGTACAACTGGCTCCTTGCAATTCTGCACTAGCCAGTCGAAGTAATCAGTAAATGCTTTGTACTTATTATTCATTTAATCCATTTCCTTACCTTTTATACATATATAATAACATAAAATTAAAGAAAAATCAACTGACCCTATCATACCGCCAAAATTGATATTTGATGTCGTTATATGAGGCCATTGAGTCTTCCTCAATAGCATTCCATTCTTTTGATTCATCGAGATTAGGGAAAAAGGTATCAATATTATCATGACTTGCATAGATTTTTGTTACATAAACTCTATCGCAATAGGGGAGAAGAGCATTGTAAATCTGTCCTCCACCAATAACAAAAATATCCATATCACAAGCCTTAATGTAATCAAGAGTTCCCTCTAATGGCATTGCAACAGTTAGATTTCCAAGAATAGAAATCACCCCATTTGAAACCATTGAGTTAGAAACAATAATATTGATACGGTCTGGAAGCCTTGGCAGAACATCCTTCTTAGGAAGACTCTCCCAAGTATTGCGTCCCATTACTACAACATTATATTGGGTCAGCTCTTTAAAATGTTTTAGATCAGCTGGAATATGTTCTAATAGTTGACCTTGATAGCCAATCCCCCAATTCTCGTCTACCGCAACAATAGCAGAAATCATATGCCCAACTCCAACTTTAACTGCGGTTTCATGGGAGAGTAATTCTCCATCGTAAAATCATCAATGGTCATGTCATAGAAATTAGTTTTCTCAGGATTTAGATGCAATACAGGATTCTTGCAAGCATCATCGCCAAAGAACATACTATTGAAAAATCTTGAAATCATTTCATGTGCAGCATCCATATGACGGTCATAAATCTGTTCATTAGCCACTACATGACTAAATACTCCAGGTTTATAACCAGTATGACGAGCAATCATCATCAAGAGCGCTGCATACTGGATTTCATTGATACCACCGGGACCAGAAGCAGTAAGCATATCGCCGCTACGTTGAACCAGCATCATATCAAGATATTCTCCACGAACATTCCAGATGGTTAGAAACGCACAAGGTGCCAATCCCGCGGTTTCACGAAGATCAGCTTCCTGCCATAAAGAAACTACCTTGCGGCGGCCATATGGATCATTTTCAATATCCTTAATCAAATTATTGATTAAATCATATCGACTTACTGTTGCTCCATAACGTTGACCAATCGTGCCATCGCCAATATCCCAGTCACCCCACCAATTAACTCCCATTTCTTCCATCTTAGCAATTTCATTTGTGGGCTTTTGATAGATAGTGAAGATTTCTTTAATACCAGTTTTCCAAGCCATTGGCCGCAGGGTACAAATAGGAAATTCTCCTTTGGACAAATCATAAGTGCGGAAATTATGATTGACAGAGAGAGTATGCGCGGGAGTGCCATCGGCGTAATGTGGTCTTGGGTTAATGTCCTTATATCCATTATCAAGAATAAGGTTGATTGTTTCAACCATATAGTTATCTGCTTTATTCATTCAGTTATCGTCTTCCACAGTATTTGTATATCCTACAATGTTGAATTGGTCGAGCCAGCAATCGAGTTCATCAATAACAGCAATACATTTCATACCTCTCGCTTTTGTTAGAAAATATCCATAGCTAATAAATCCTAAATTTTGAGGCAAATTACGCTCTTTTGTTAATTCTAAGAACTTTTTAACCATCAGCTGAGGGTGTTGAGTAACAAAGAGTACCATCTTATCAGGATACTTATGCGCTAAATCATTTGCGTAGTGCATTAAGCTAGTTGTCTTACCTGCACCACGACTTGCAATTACCTTAAACATTATGAACCTCCACGAGTTCCATTCATACCTAGTTCTTTAGTCTTATAGAACTCAATCCAATAAGTCTCTCGTTCATTTAACTAATCTCTAGGCACTTCTTCCAAAACCTCAAATATAAAATTATATTGACCAGATTTTTGCATCGCCTAATATAATTTATTAGTCGCAGGTCCGTATGCTAAAGAGGTTTTAATGTGCTGTCTAAAACGCTCTTTAATATCAACAGACTAACCAATATAAGCCTAACCAGTTGTTAGATCGGTAATCTTATAGATACCGCATACTTTACCTTTATTAGTGGCAAATAGATGCGTCATAAGAATATCATAGGCAGGACGATAATAGGTCTCCCATATTACTTTATCAATGATTTCCTTTTTCACAAAGTGAATTTGCAAATCACGCAATAGAGTAATATCGTTCAAACTAAATTCATCAATAGCAAGACGATAATAGTCCTAATCTGCGGCAATCGCTTCTTGGCGCTATTGAGCCTAGATATAAGATAACTATTTAGCTTCCAATTCATGGAGTTTATCTTGCTAATGGGAAATTTGATTAGTTATCTATTGAAGTTCTGCTAAATGATATTTTTCTTTAGCTTGATATGTTTCATCAAGCTCTTTACTTTTCTTTTCAAATTGAGCTTTAGCGCTCTCTTCCGCTCGCTATTCAGCGCTTTCCCGCAACTTATTCGCAGTATCGTTTAAAGAATTGACAATTTCATTATGTGATACAATATCTTCTTTTACTTTTGCTAATTCTCTCTATTTCAATGCAATATCTTGTTCAATGCGTTTATTCTCTTCTTGTCTCTCTTTATTTATCAATACTACCTAAAGCCGATTATTGCGGAGATATAAAACATATCCTATTAACGCAAGAATAACCAAGCCTGATAATATATAATAAATCATAAGTAAAAGAAATCGGTAAGAGGCATAATCCTCTTACCGATCTAATTTATTACTCCTGGGCGTCAGGATCGAAAGCCAAGCCCTTGTCAGTCAAGCGAAGATACTTAACTTTCTGATGGGAGCCATCGGCAAGCTCAACCTCAGCGGGCTCACGCACACCATAGTCCTTGCGCTGTAGAGCAGAGGTAAAAATACCATCAACCTGGCGCTTCTCAAGACCAAGAGCTTCAGCCACATCAGCAGCAGTTAGATCCTTGTCAGTATTGTCCTTTAGATAATCAAAAACCTTACGAGTATTTTCCTTCATAGCCATTGTAATAATCTCCTCTAAAATGTATTATTTAATTCTCGATGCAATTAAAGCATCAATTTCCAGTAAAGCATTTATCCCATCGGGAAGAGCCATAATCTAGTTAGTTAACTGCATAATTCGGTCTTCTGCGTGGGCTTTTTCCTCTTTTGAGGAATTTTCATCTTGGTGAATAAGTTCGCATTTATAGATTTCATCTGCGAACCGCTTCATCTGTTTACGGGTCATACAATCTGTCCTTTTACTATTGCTTTTCTGAATTACATATATATTATATCAGAAAATATTTTTTAAGTCAACAAAAAATTTCTGATATTACGCAATCTTTTGCATCCTTGTCGTCTCTTTTACACTTGAAGACAGGATGTCGCAAAGTATGCTCTTTCTTATCAACTTGCATACAATCAAGAGCAACAACATGGCCAAGCCACAAATCGGGATTCTCAGTCATCTCTCTTTTGTTATCGTCAGTTAATCCAGAGCTAACTGTACCTAAATCAACTAACTCACCCTTATTATTGTATGCGCCAATTCTAATTGCAGTTTTCCAGCCAAGAAAATAAGGTTTAGTTACTGGTCTATAGATATGAGGGTTATGCAAATGGTCTTCATAATATTGACCTTCGCTTAATAACCAAGTGTATTCACCATCTTGACTTTGTTCGCTACGCTCTTCCCAGTATTCCCAAGTGGCTAACTCTTTACCTGTATACTCTCTCGTAGCATCACAAAAGCCAGTGCAGATTAAATCAATAGAATCCATCTGCTTAACTTTGATTGTAGACCATGCAGGTCTTTTACCGGGAGTATATGGACAATCTTTCTTCTTTAAGACTGCGCCTTCGCCGCCAGATTTTAAGATACGAGAGATTTCAGCCTCCATATCTTCATCGACGCGAGTAGCAAGTCTTAAGAAACTATACTGGTCAAGATTGTGTTTCTTCCAGATAGCGGAAAGAATCTTATAGCGCAAATCCGCAGGTGAGTCAATAAGACTGACTGTATCATATGCAATAATATCATGCACATAATAATGAATTGGCTCTTTTTCCTGTCTCTTGATAGCAAGAGCGGGTAAACATCCCATAATACTTACAGTATCTTTCGATGTACCACCAGGAACATAAATTTCTCCAATAAGGATAGTTCCCGCGGGAAGGCAGCTCAATGCTTCCTTTAAGTGAGGTACATTGTCACTCTTTTCTGTAAGGATACCAGATAATTTACTTACTGTGCGACCAAAAAGATAAGAATGGTTTTCAGTTTTTACAAACTGATAAAATGCTCCATCAATTTTCTCCTCAAGGAAATATTCCCCATTAGAGCATACTTCAGAGAGCATGGATTCCTTTCCCGCAGGCAACTTCCAAATAAGCATTGGCTCAATCATTAAGTTTTCTGCTTCAGGATACAACTCATGTATCTTACTTTTATCAAAACTCATTTATTGCAAACTCCTTATCCCGCGAGCAGTGACATTAAACCAGCACAAGCAAAAATGCCAAGAGTACAAATAGAACTTATGGTAAATTCTATCCAAAATATCCTAGACCACTGGGCAGATTTTCCTCGTCGGGGAAGGTTTATAAGTTGCATAACAATACTTATACTTAAAGCTATACATCCAATTCTTACTATCTCACGCAATACAAATGCTACTACAGTAATTAGTCCAACTAAAAATGCACTCATATAATAATTAAATCCTTTCTTCTTATATAAATATATTATAATAATTAAAACGAAAAGTCAACTAAGAGAAAGAATGGGTATACCCATTCTTTCTCTTATACTTGCGTGATAGAAATCACTTGTTCGTTGTTCTTCAGCATGATATTGCCCATGGAAACTCGACCAAGAGTAGGAATGTCTTTACCACTAATAACAATAGAAGACTTATCACCATTGATAAGGAGATTATCACTTTCTTTGATAATCTCCGCTCCGGCGATTTCTTCCTTATAGCAGAGTAATCCCTTGCCTCCACGATTCTGTAAAGTAAGTTCATCAATCTGCATTTTCTTACCCAAGCCATTCTTGGAAACAATAGCGAGATAATCTGTGGGATCCACGATCGGCAATGCTGCGATTACACTGTCGCCATCATTTAGTTTCATGCCCTTAACACCTTGCGCTGTGCGCGAAGAGATAGGCATTTCCGCGGTTCCAAATCGAATAGCCATGCCATTCTTTGTTACCAATAACATCTGCTCTTGATTGATAAATGTAACATCTGCAAGTTCATCACCATCTTTAAAACTGATAGCGATAATACCCGTACGCTTCATCTTATCATATTCATCAAGGGGAACCTTCTTGATAGTACCATTCTTTGTGGCAAAGAAGATAAACTTCTTGTCAGTATCTCTGGTCATTGTTGTAAATGCCATAGGTTTCTCGCCATTCTCAAACTCAATTAGAGTGGAGATAGGCGTTCCATTAGACGCATTTGTACCTTCTGGAATATTATCCACTAATACACGATACATCTTGCCCTTAGAGGAGAATACCATCAAGGTATCTTGTGTATTAGTTTTTTGCGAGAAGAGAACAATATCACCGGTTTTAACACCAGTAGTATTACGCTTTTGAGCTTTGAAGTTCTTAGCATCAATACGCTTAATAGTATTCTTTTTAGTCACTACAACTACGCAATCTTTCGGCTCAACAACGACTACTTCTTTCTCTTGTTTAGGAATGTCTGTATTAAGCAGCTTAGTTCTACGAGCATCGCCATAAGTGTCTCTTAGCTGAGTAATCTTAGAGATTAAGACTTTATTTCTTACTTCTTTATCAGTTAGGATTTCAATACACTTAGCAATAAACTCTTTCTTTTCTTTTAACTCATTGACTAATTCTTCTTTATCAATACGAGTTAATTTGCCGAGCTTCATATCGAGGATTGCGTTTGCTTGCACTTCATCAACAGAGAGGAAGTCCATTAGCTTGATTCTCGCATCAGCACGTCCAGCAGATTGTTTAATCAATGCAATTACTTCATCAATTTTATCAACTGCGGCAATCAGACCCTCAAGGATATGTGCTCTTGCTTCAGCTTTCTCTTTATCAAAAGTCGTGGCGTTGACAAGAACTTCCTCTTGATGGTCAACATAAGCATGAAGCAAGTCAACCATAGAACAGAGCTTAGGTGTACCATTGACAATATAGTTCATGTTATAGGATAAAGTAGACTGTAAATCTGTCAGCAGGAATAACTTATTCAATGCTTTAGATACAGATACTCCATCTTTTACATGGAATACCAACTTGTTCTGACCGATATTAGACTCATCATCAAAGTCATCAATCAGCTCACTTAGAACATCAATATTCTTCTCAATCTGCTCTTTAATCTTATTGCGATAGGTACGATAAGGAATACTGGTGAAGACGATATCCTGTCCATCAATCTCATAATCACCCTGAATTTTCAGAGAGATATTAGACTTACCGGACGCAAAAGCTGTCCGCACATCCTTAATGTTAAGAACTGTGCCACCGAGAGGGAAATCTGGACCTGGGATATAAGACAATACTTCATCAATAGTTAGTTCGCCCTTCTCAATTAGAGCAATAGCAGCATTACATACCTCTGTCAGATTGTGTGGAGCAGAGTTATGCGCCATAGAAATGCCGATTGCCTGACGACCGTTACAGATTGCGTTGGGGAATAGTGAGGGAAGAATGATAGGCTCTTGAAACTCGCCATTATAAGTCTCTTTAGTAGGAACAACATTCTTATTAAAGTCATTCATCATCAGGTCGGTAAACTTAGAAGGCTTAGCCTCAGTATAACGAGAAGATGAGAACATATCGTTATTTTCCTGTGTGCCAAGCTGTCCTTGACCAGTTACAAGAGGATAGCGCATGAGGAACTCCTAAGCCATCTTCCGCAGAACACCATAGCAAGCAATATCGCCATGGAAGTAAGAGGTTGCCAGCGTAGAACCAATAATAGCATTACACTTTTTAGTTTTACTCTTGTTATCCATCTTTAGATAATCTTCCATTGTCCAAAGAATCTTTCGCTGAGCACTAAGGAGACCATCTTCCGCGGCAGGAATCGCACGATCGGTTAGAACTTCTTCTGCATAAGTTAGAAAGTTATCTTTAGCTTCATCAAGAATATCAACTTCTGTAATCAAACTCATAAAATCACTCCTTATTACTCAAAATTGAAACCGAGTTCGTTAGCATTATCGTAGATATACTGCTTGCGCGGTTCAACTGCGCTGCCCATCAGAATATTGAGTAATTCTGTGGTTTTCTCTGCGTCAGAAATAGAAATACGCTTATATCTCTCATTCATAAAACAGACCTTCTGCAAATCTTCAGGATTCAACTCGCCAAGGCCCTTAGCACGCAGTAAATCATACGAGCTGCTATGACTATTCTTCCACTCTGTTAATTCATCTTCGGAGTAACAGTAATACTCTTTTCCTTTTTGACGAATAATATACAATGGAGTTACAGCTCTGTATAGCTTACCGGCTTCTACAAGAGGACGCATATAAGTGTAGAAGAAAGTGATAAGCAAAAGCTCAATGTCTGCGCCATCACTATCTGCATCGGAAGTAATGACAATCTTGTCAAAATTCATCTTGTTGACATCAAAAGAAGAGTCAAATCCCGCGCCAATTACACGCACAATATCTGACATCTCTTGATTCGCAAGAATCTTGTCTACCGCAGTTTTCAGCGGAGAGACAATCTTTCCTCGTAGCATATAGATGCAATCAGTCTTGGGATTGCGGGCCTCCACCGCAGATGCGCCTGCGGACAAGCCCTCTACGAGAAGCAGGTTACGATTTTTAGGATTTTTATTTGTGCAATCAATAAACTTGTTACTGATTTGCATTTTTGCCTTAAGACCAGTTTCCTTTTTCGCTTTTACACCACGGGCTGCATCTCTTGCCTTACGAGCAGCTTCTCTAGCCTTACGAGCATTAAGTGCCTTATCCGCGATTCCCTTAATATCTTTCTCATTAGCGGCAAACCAATACTGAAGCTCCTCTGCGATCGTCGCAGTAAAAGGCTTCATATCGAGTTTAACAACTCTGCTCTTGGTTTGAGCGTCATATGCAACGCCGGGAGCGGTTACATTAAAGGCAATATACATACCTTCTTGACAATCTTCACCAGTAAGATTTTCGTCCTTATCTTTTAGCCACCCTTTTTCACGGAAGAATTTATTCATCTCTCTCGTGAGGATGGTTTTAATCTGCGTAATATGCGGACCTGAATCTGTAAGACCAGTATTTACATAAGGAACAATGGTCGCAGAATAAGCATTTGTATAGGTCAGAACTAAATCCAGCTTATTCTTGCCATCAGAAAAATTGAAGTTTAAGCGATTCTTCAAGATTTCCTTACCCTTAACTGCTTCATCTACTAAGTCCATAAGACCATTCTTCGAAGCGAAGATAATCTGCGGCTGGCCCTCTCTATTCAACTCGATAGTCAGACCGGGGCACAGGCACGCAATTACCTTAAAAAGATTGGTAATGACAGGCATATCTACCTCTGGATGCGTGAAGAACTCTTCATTAGGTTGCCACTGAACCAGAGTACCAGAGGGACTATTATTGTTATCCCATGCGCCAGTATCTCGTTTATCAAAGACGCCTTCCTTGAACCAGATATGCTCGTACTTACCATCTCGATGAGTAATTACCTCAAGCCAATGAGATAGATAAGTGGTTAACTTACTACCAATACCATTCAAACCAAGAGCAGTACCCTCATAAACGCCATCGTCAGAATACTTACCAGAAGTATTCAGCACACTAAAGGATGCTTCAAGTACAGTCTTACCATCGTCGCGTTTAGCATTAGGGATAAATCCCTGACCGTTATCTTCTACGATAATCGTATTATCATTCTTAATGGTAACAATAATCTTATTACCATGACCTGCTTTAAATTCATCGACTGCGTTAGATACAATCTCAATTAATAGCTGAGTAGAATACTCAGTACTACCGACGTAAACGCCCGGCCGCAGTCTTGTAAACTCTAATGGAGAAAGTGACTCGATTGATTTCTCGTCATATAGTTTTCCCATATTTAACCTCCATACATATCTAATACTTGCTGTTCTGTAATCTTGCCTGTTGCTAATTGGTCAGCAAGCTCATTAAACAGCGTTCCATTATGTCCTTTTACATATCTTAAATCAACTCGTAATCCTTCTTTAGTTGTTAATCTATCGTATTCGAGAATTAAGTCCTTATTCTCTAAAGGTTTATTGCCGGCACGGACCCAGCCATTCGCCTTCCAATTCTTAATCCAATTAGTGAAACTGTTGACACAATACATAGAATCACTATAAACAATAGGAGTAAAGAAATCGCCGTCTTTCGCACCATAATGAGTTAATGCCCACAAAATTGCAGACATTTCCATTCTATTGTTTGTTGTCCCATCTGCGCGTTCAGAATATGCAGCGATGACTTTATAGGTTGACGGATCTTGATGCGGTTCCGCTTCGCAAACTACAACTCCAAAACCACCTTTTGCGTCTTTCGCGCCATTCTTTAAGGTTGAGCCGTCTGTATATATCACTATCATTCGCTATACCTCAAATACTTCATTTATTTTTAAGTTCTCCTTTTTTATTTCTGAATATATAATACCATATATTTTATAAAAAATCAAGCTTAAAATAAGAAAAGGCTTAGTAGATTATTAAATCTACTAAGCCTTCAATATTAGATGGTTGCCTCATCCTAGATTATTTGCTGCTATTGTTGCTCACACATAGCTAAATCATAGGTAATTCCACCCTTGCGATGATCAGATTTACTCATATTTAAGTAAAAAGAACAAACAATACCATGCGCAGACCATGGTAATCCTACTAATGCACTAATCCATGGAAGAGTGCCTAAATAACCAAGATGTACGCAATAGAAAGCAAGAGTAATACCAGAGATAGTTACAATCCACAATAAAGAGCGAATATCGCAAATAAGTTGTTTAGAAAATTCTCTCTTCTAGTTGTGTCTTCTTTTCCCTCTTGTTTGACGAGTCATTATTGACCACTCTTTTCAGCATAACGTTTTAGAACGGCTGCAAATTCACCACGAGTCATAAAACGCTTTGGCATTAATTGGCCCTTTTCATTGCCATTGATTAAGCCATTAGCTTGTGCCCAAGTCATCGCATCTTGTTCCCAAGTAACTGGTTGAGCAGCGAGCTGGCTTAAATATACATTCATCATTTCGTTGAATTTCTCTTGAGTCATGTCTTCATCATCCTCCTCGATAACTTTAGACTGCATTAAAGCAGCAACATCTTTGCGGACAGTTGCCATATCTTTGCCATATTTCTTGAACCAATGGTATACATCAGCATGGTTACTACCGAGACCCAACTGATAGCTATCTTGATGGCAGAGAATGGTTGGAACTGTTACGCCATTTACATTTACAGAACCATTTGGATTGATATTATATGTCTTACATAAGTAGGCTGTCAATTCGCAAGCCTCTTTGTAGACTTTAGCGAAGTAATCGGGGTCACTTAGATTGTCTTCGCAGATTTCAAACTGAATCCATCCAGTATTACAGCTACCTTTAGAGCCTGAGCCGCAACCCCAAGGTCTATAATTCCAAGGTAGTGTTTGTACTGCGGCTACGCTTCCGTCAGCAAGAGCACCAATCCAAGCGTTTACACCAGCTTGCTATGAACTATGATTCCAATCGGTTCTACTGGTATTTTTACCAATTTTAGTAATCAGAGATTGATAGTTCTTGTCGTTCTCAGACGGTTGAACATAACGCTTAATAGTTTTATTATTGGCGCCTGTACTGTGCCAGAGGACGCCTTTAATATCCATCTTGCGGGTTTGCTTATAACAAGTGCTATTAGTCATCATGCAAACCAATGGGTGATTAGCGTTTGAATATTTCATCTTAGCTATTTCCTCCTTTTGCGTTGAATAAATATTGAAGTAACGTTGGCTATATAACGCACGCTATTTTAGTGTGCTAGAGCTCTGATCTGCCGGTCTTTCAAACTGAGTGACCACCAAATTAGATGCTTCTTCAACAGATGAGGTAGTCTTCAAGATTTTTAATAGCTAGGAATAACTTGTAGTTAGTTCCTGATATAAAAAATCTAGTTGAGTATTCAAGTCACCAATAGACTTTCCTCGACTTTTGCACAGCTAAAACAGACCTTGCTTGCGGCTCCAATATGTCCATTGAGCTAAACCATATCCCGCAGAATCATGCGTGAAATTGGTATAGGAGCCATTATCAACAGCCGCAGTATACGAGGCATCGTTCATTCCTAACTTACTCTCATATGAGTTCTATAAGTTAGTTGGAATAAGTCCGCTTTCCGCGAATAGATTCCCCATTAGACCTGCGGCACCGCAGTTACTTAATCCTTTTGATTTGAGATAATCCCAAATAACTTGAGCATTATCCGCCAATGACCTCACCTCCAATTAGGGTATAAAAATAGATCGAGGGAAAAATCCCTCGATCTTGTTATTAAATTTTATCAGCGATAGAAGCAATCTTACTACGATAGATATTCTTAAGAGTTACCTCTCCATAAATATCCTTACCTCTAAATACTTTTGATACTCGCCGCATACCGTTATTTGCACCAGAGAAGTGAATATCATCAACCTGAGTTTTTTCATCACCATCAATAATGCAAATACAATCTTCGCCAACACGCTGTAGAGCGAGTTTCATTAGTGTGCGGTCAAGGTTCTAAGCTTCAGAAATATAGATACCTGCGTTCATACCAGAAGTATCATAACCACGAATATCAGAGAATGGTAGTAAAACTAATTTACCTTCTGCGATCAGTCTCTCAACTTCCTCTCGACCACCAAACTTACTACTTAGCAAGTTACCAATCTGAGAGTCAAGTAGCTTTTCATCTTTTGTCCCAGGATAGTATCCGAGACGAGCAGAGTTAGCAGTAGCAACAGTATTGCAGAAGATAATAATTTTATCTAGTTCATGGGCTTCCATTTTTGCCATTAAATAAGCCAAAGAAACGAAAGTCTTTCCACTACCAGCTGGACCTTTAACAAGAGTTAGTTTGTTATTGCGCAAACTATCAAATAGCATCTTCTGATAAATATCTCCAGAGTATGGAGAAATCTTACCAAACCACTTAGAGTTAATAGTCTTAGAAGAAAGGTATCTGAACTCTTCGCCTGTCCAAACCCGCAAATCAACAATCTCTCCATTACTATTTTTTAGGATAAGATACTGCCCTGGTAATAGATTAAAGGAATTATCGTTCGGGTTCTGGTAGAACTCTGCTAGAGCTTCGTCGCTATAAGTAACTTCAAGATAGCCAGTATAATCATCTATTTCTTCTGGAACGCTCTCAATCATTCCATTACCAAAGAAGCAGTTAGCGATATGCTTTAGACTTAAATCGTTAGTTACAAAGACAATATCTTTTTCTTTGTCGCACGCAATGGCATCAGACAAGATGCGAGTATCATCAGTAACATCGAAACCAGCTTCTTTAATTACGAACTCATTGTCTACTTTGTGTGGGATTACTTCATACTTATCTGGATATTCTTCAAATAAATGAAGCAATAGACGAGCCGAATACTTGATGTCAGCATCCTTGTTTGAAGCTGTCTTAATTCTCTCTAATTCTTTTAGCGTAATTGAAGAAACTAAGAAGGGCTTCTTATCCTGTTCAAATAGACTTTCTCCGGCCAACAAAAGGGAGCAAGTATCGTAGAAGTATCTATCTGTTGGAAACCGTACATCATAGTTCATGTTCATCTTCCTCTTCGTATGTAGTGGCAAATCCGATTGCCCTAGATTGAGTTTCTCCTTCACTAAGTTTATTAATCGCAACATTGTGACGAACAATCCTTTCGTTTATATTAGCTTTAATAAGTTCTGTAATAGCACTTATAATTTCACTAATACTATTGAGTAAGGTGGCACCTACTGTGATAAGGAGAACTCCAATTAAAATATTTACCAATAAAACCACCTCTTATGTTATTATAATAAATAAGAGAAGTTCGTTAATTATTATCGGCCTTCTGTCTAAAGCGTTTGACAGATTCAATAGCTTTATCTTGACCAAGAATATATTTATGTAACATATTTTTCTCTTTATCAAGAGCCTCTTTAAGTGCGTCGGCTCTATATTTGCAGCGCATCATATTTCGATTAAAAGCGCCTAATGGGTCGACTTCCGCTGGAGTTTTAATCCCAAGACCTAATACCTCTTGATAAAACTGATTGCGGACATTAAACTTATCTCTCTCTTGCTTATAAAAATATTCAAGGGCTTCAATTCTTGCTTTTGATAGAGCAATATTGTATCCAACTTTCTTAGAGTAGAAACCTTCATCACCCTTGCTTAGTACAGCAGCGCCATGGAAAGTATGCCCTTGATAGCAAATCTTTACATTGGTGATACCTTCCTCTTCCCAATAATCTTTCATAATCACAGGAGCTTTATATATAGCTTTAACCAAATTCATATAGTTTTGTTCTCCTTATTTAATTCTTTATCTATATGATAGCAAAATTTTATAGATAAATCAAATTTGCCCTATTTCTCCGAAAAATTTGCTGGGCCTATATGTGCGGAAACTCGGAGACAGACGGGATAAACGAGAAAAGCCCCTAGCTCAATTGAGCTAGGGGCTAGTTTTAGTTACCTATATTGGGATTTACAATAATCGCGGCGTCTGA